ACAACTATTTAAAAGAACATTTTGGGGGTACATCAAATGTTGGTGGGTTAATAGGAGGGTGTTATGACTGAAGAAGACGAAGAGTTTGATCGTATCGCAGCAAGGTGTAAAGAAACGCAACGAATAAAAGAAACCAGTTGGAAGGGAAAAGATTATATGAACAAAGCCAGATCAGCTTTTGAGAGTTTTATGGAAACCAAAGGCAAAGACGTAGCGGATTTATGGAATGGATCACGCTATACAAACACAAATATCAACACCAAGTGGAGATATTTTTACATGGGTTGGACAATGAGCATTGGAAAATAAATGATTAATTTAAATGATATTGATATTGTTGGTAGCTATCAGGCTAGGGTTGAAATCAACAGTGATGATGTAGATAAGTATGCTGAACAGATGTTATTGGGCGAGGTGTTTCCACCAATCGTCATATTCAATGTTGATGGCAAGAATCTATTGGCTGACGGCTATCATCGATTCTATGCCCACAAAAAGAACAACAAGACCAGGATTGATGCAGATGTTCGCAAGGGATCATATCGTGACTATATGTTTTATTGTTGGTTTACAAACCCCAACAACAAGCATGGCAGACCACCGACCAATGCCGACAAGCTAAAGATTCTTAGGGATTGTCTAGAGGATTTTGAAGTCTCGCTTTGGACTGATGCAGAGATTGCAAGGAAGCTAGGTTTTGCCCATACTTTTGTCCATAAGTACAGAGAGAACAAGCCGACAGAGATTGTGGTGACCAAGAAAGATGGCACGACATACAAGCGCAAGGCTACTACTGCCAGACCAGTCAAAGAAGCTGAACCAGAGATAGAGTTACCGCCAGTCGAGGATAAGAACGCCGAGGTCATAGAGTATCTTAACCAAGAGGTCGAGACTTTAAGGGATCAATTGGCGGTGGCAAGTGTGCCTGAAGAGGGGCGTGATCTGGCTAAAGAAACGATTGAATCTTTGCGTGAAGAGATTCGATTGTTGCAGATAGACAATGCATCACTTAAAGCAAGTCGGGATAAGTATCAGGCTGAGAATGCACAGATGAAGCGTCAGATCAGTATGCTTAACAAAAAGATCAAGAGTCTTGAATGAGATACTTATCTGTATGTAGTGGCATTGAAGCAGCCACTTCTGCTTGGCATGGACTGGGGTGGAAGCCAGTCGCATTCTCTGAGATCGAATCCTTTCCGAGTGCAGTTTTAAAACATCATTATCCTGATGTTCCCAATCTGGGGGACATGACCAAATACAAGGAGTGGGACATTGGAGCAATTGACATTCTTGTGGGAGGAACCCCATGCCAATCCTTCTCAGTTGCGGGACTTAGAAAGGGACTTGAAGACCCAAGGGGAAACCTCGCCCTTGTCTATTGTGGAATTCTTGACAAGTTTAGACCCAAGTGGTTCATTTGGGAAAACGTGCCAGGTGTCCTCAGTTCAAATGGAGGACGGGATTTTGGTTCCTTCCTCGGGGCGGTGGCTCAACTCGGGTATGGGTTCTCATATCGAGTGCTTGACGCTCAATACTTCGGAGTACCACAAAGACGCCGCCGTGTGTTCGTTGTCGGATGTCTTGGAGGTTGGGAGCATAGCGCAAAAGTTCTTTTTGAGCCCTCTTGCTTGCTCAGGGATCCTCCGCCGCGCAGAGAAAAGAGGCAAGGATTTGCCCAAAGTTCTCTTGGAAGCATTGACGTTAGTGGCCCACTCCAAGCCCGAGACTACAAAGATTCAGGAACAGACGGATTCAACAGAACATCCAGCAAGCTAATACCAACTGTGTATGAAAACCATCCTAATGATTCAAGGGTCAAAGAGATGGGGGATGTTTGCACTACTGTTACCTCAAGGTGGGGAACAGGTGGAGGGAATGTCCCGTTCGTTGCTAACCGCATGGTTGCTTTTGGTGAGTATGTGGATGACGATACCGCCTCAGCTATGAAGGCTCGGGATTACAAGGATGCGACAGACTTGGTTGCGTATAGCATTCGTGAGGATGCAAAGGCAAACACGTTCAGCGCTACTCCTCTTGAGGTATCTACGGCTATCGGTGCGTTGCGTCCATCGGTGCAGAGTCATCATGCACAGACATTTGTTGTGCATGGTACGCAAGACCCTTGTGTGTCAGACATTGCGTTTGCCGAAGGCAGAAACAATGGCGGAGAGAATGTATTGATTCGGCCCACTGGCTTTGACGCATACAACAGTTCAATTACTGGTGATGTAGCAAAAACAATAGATACAGGCAGTGACTATGACCATGTCACTCTTTTGTATGGTCAACCCTTGATGGCGGTCAGGCGTTTGACCCCAAAAGAATGCGAGAGATTACAGGGGTTTCCTGATGATTTCACAAATATTCCTTGGAGGGGCAAGCCTGAATCTCCTGATGGATTAAGATATAAAGCCCTTGGTAATTCAATGGCGGTTCCTTGTATGTTGTGGATTGGTAAGCGCTTAAGCCAACAAGCGTAAGTGTTGGTAGTGGAGAAACAAAATGGGTTTAAATTTAAGGCCTTATCAAGAGGCTACGTTGGATGCGCTCCGAAAAGGATTTTTGGAGGGTAATAAGTGCCAGATTTTGTATGCCCCAACAGGGGCCGGCAAAACAGAGATGGCGATAGCATTACTTGAAGCAACTCGGGCTAAAGGTAATCGTGCAGCAATGATCTTGGATCGTATTGTTTTATGTGATCAAACCTCTCAGAGGCTAGAGAAATATTCAATTGATCATGGGGTATTGCAATCTGGTCATTGGCGGTATCGTCCAGAGGAATTGATCCAAGTCTGCTCGGCTCAGACCCTAGAAAGGCGTGGCGAGTTTCCAGGACTCAACCTCTTAATTATTGATGAATGCCATGCGACTAGACAACAGACTATCCAGTTTATAAAAGACAATCCCAAGGTTCATGTGGTGGGGCTGACTGCTACTCCATTCACCCAAGGTTTGGCTCATACCTATAAAAATGTAGTATCAACTGTGACCACAAAAGACTTGGTGAATCAAGAGGTTCTTGTGCCCTTGCGAGTGTTCATTGCAAAAGAGATTGATATGGTTGGGGCAAAGAAAGTTGCTGGCGAATGGTCTGTTGCTGATGTCACAAGGCGTGGCAAAAAGATAACAGGTGATATTGTGAATGAGTGGGTCAAAAAAACCCATGAAGTGTTTGGTAGGCCGAGAAAGACAATTGTCTTTTGTTCTGGCGTGGCTCATGGTACAGACTTGGCTCGATCATTTCAGGAACAGGGTTTTAACTTTATCAATATCAGTTATCAGGATGACGATAAGTTCAAGGCAGATGTCATAGAAGACTTCTCAAAGCCTGATACAGAGATCGTGGGTCTGATTGCTACTGACATACTGACCAAAGGGTTTGATGTGCCTGATGTGATGATAGGCGTGTCGGCTAGACCATTCTCTAAGTCTTTATCGTCTCATATCCAACAGATGGGTCGAGTCATGCGTGGTTGTAGCGGCAAGGACTTTGCCTTATGGTTGGATCACTCAGGGAATTACTTGCGATTCAGGGAGGATTGGGAAGAGGTTTATGAGAATGGCGTGCATGAGCTAGACGATGGAAAGGAAAAGACCAAGGTTGAGCCGACAGAGAGAGAAAAGACTGAGGCAAAGTGTCCAAAATGTGAGGCATATTTTCCAGCCTACATGGATATGTGTTCAAACTGTGGTCATGTAAGGGAGAGGCGTAATGCGATTGAGTCAGTTCCAGGCGAGATGGAGGAATTGGCAACAAGCATGACCCGAGAGGACAAACAATTGTGGTGGTCAATGTTGCAATACTATGTTCAATACAATGGTTGGAAGGTCGGTCGTGCGGCGAATGTGTATAAAGAAAAGTTTGGGGTTTGGCCTAGAGGATTACAAGATACTGTGGTGATACCCAATGCAGAGATTAAAAAGTTTGTTGACGATGGTATCAAGCGGTATATCAGAGCTATCAAAAGGGCGAGATAATGGAATTAGTTGATTTTTGTAGAGCGCATGGGATTTTAATCGATGCCCCTCCTCCGATTGGAATGTGGAGAAGATATCCCACAGAGGATAAGCCTAGGTCAAGGAATGGGGCGGTCAAGTATTTGGGTACTCATGCCTTTGTGCAAAACCATGCAACAGATTCAGACGTTTCTGTGTGGAAGCCTGAGTCAATGGCTCACCATGACCGAATCAAGTATGAGTCAATGGCTAAGCGTGAGTCTGAAAAAAAATCCATTGATGCCAGGCTCGCAAGGGACAAGGCTGCATTTATCATCAAAAATTCTCAGCTCGCTAGGCATGATTACCTC